TTATTGTCGTCACTCCAGTTATTTAATGATTGAATTGGTAAAGGCATTGTTTTCTCCTATCTTGGTATTCTGTTGAGATAGCCCTTGCCATCAGCAACATTTTGCTCATATGTATTTTCAAATGTAAAGTTATCCAAAGAGCCATCATTTGCACTTTCATCCATACCAACTGATTTTGTAGTTGGGCCTGGATCGATATATGCTATTCCTGTACCTGAAGGACCATGTAATTTTGCTTCAGTGTTTTGCTCATCTGGTTCATCGCTTTCACCATCATCATAATAATCTGGTGATCTAAAACGGTCTTGCTTGTCTAATCTTGCCCTGTCAGCATTTTCAAATTCTTCTTCAAGGTCACTGTATGGAACTTTGCCAACATAATCGTGTTTGGTGACAGAAAATTGTGGGGTAATTTGTGCCATTTTTAAAAGCTCAGAGAAAACTTTATCTGATGCTCTATATAATCCTGCTTTATCTAAACTGTATGCGAGTTTGATTCTTGAAGCGACAAAATTACTTTTCATACTTGGTTTTTTATCAAATTGAGGTCTATTTTCCTGCTAATTCTTTTTTACAAACATCTAATGCGTTAACAATAGTTTTGTCCATGTCATAATATTTGTAATTCCCTAATCTTCCGCCAATAATAAGATTCTTTTCTTTATCGGCCTCAATTCTATATTTTTCATATCTTTCATTATTAATAAAATCATTAATAGGATAAAATGGGTCTTCAGCAAAATTTTTATTATATTCTTTTGAATATTCGAACGTAATATAATCTTTTTCTGATTTACTAAATGAAAAATATTTATGCTGTATTATTCTTGTCCATTCAATATTAAGTGATGGGTAAGCAACAAGTGCAGTACCTTGAAAATCTGAGTTTATTTCGTGATGTTTATGAGTAAGAGTTCTATATTCTAAATCACCATACTTATATTCAAATAATCTATCTATGGGTCCAGTGTAAACAATCTTCTCAGCTAAAGAATCAAAGTAAATTTTTTCTTTGAAATAATCGCAAGATAAATGAACTTCTATACCATTTAGTAACTTTTCAAATATAGCAGTGTAGCCTTCAATTGGAATACCTTCATAAATATCCGCATCAGAATAATATCTGTCGTTATAGTTTAATCTGATGGGAATTCTTTTTGCGATTGATGCTGGTAGAGATTTAGGCTCTCTTCCCCATTGTTTTTTTGTATAGCCATAAAAAAACATTTCATACAATGTTTTTCCCATAGTGCTTAAACAATAATCTTCAAAGTTTTGTGGGTCAGAAATATTTACTTTTTCTTGATTAATCTTATTTATTGCATTTTGAGGGTTATAAGCTTCTGGCCAGACTTGTTGAATTGTGTTGAGATTAATTGGTAGGGAATAGATTTTATTGTTAATATTTGCTTTATTTCTTAATGTAAAATTATTAAATGTTGTAAACTGGTTAATATATTCCCAAACATATTTTAAAGATGTATGAAAAATATGTGGCCCATATTTATGAATATGATAGTCTTCGTATGGCTCCGAATAACAGTTACCACCAATGTGATTTCTTTTATCAATAACTAAAACTTTTTTACCAATCTTATTTGCTTCATATGCAAAAATGGAGCCGAATAAACCGGCTCCAACTACTAAATAATCATACTTTAACATATAATCATTTTACATATTTTATGCCCAAGGAACTCTTGGATAGTTTCCTTGACCTTGCATTAATGGATCATCATCAAATCCTATAGGCTCATTACCAAAATTATTTCTGTCGTATTGATTTTTTTCATAAGAATCAGCATGGAGTTGCTGCTCTAAAGACATGGTTACATTATTCTTTTTGTCATAGTTTTTAGCTGAACTAGAACCACTAAAATTTGGTTTTGTGTCAGGATCAACTATTTGTTCATTTTGAATGTTTTCTTCATTCCACATTCCGCTAGGATTTGGATTGTTTTCTTTTAATAAATCTTCAAAATATTGGTCTAATTCATCTCCATGCACTAATAATGGAGCTTTACCCATAGGAACTTGATTCTTGGTAGCCTGCCACCAAGAATCTGCATCGCCAGGCTCTACTTCATTAATTTGGTCTCTTCTTCTATAATTAAAATCTATAGCTACTCTTTCATTAGAACTTGAAGAATAATGCACTCTTTCTGGTTTGATTTGAGCTGGGACATCATCTTCATAATCAAACTTTTGACCATCTTTGTATTTTCTACGAGCTTTTAAAGATTCTTCCATTGTAGAGTTTTGAATTTTTTCGTGATGTGGATTAGCCTTCATTTGAGTTGCTGCTTTTTCTAACATGTGCTTATGAGCACGTAGCTTGGTTCTCAACTTGAAAGCATTTCTTTCATCCACATCCAAAATATCAAGATTGTTTACAGCATCATCTTCTTTGAATGTATGTTGGGAAACCAATCTTGCTTCCATATTTCTTTCTGGTTCATCTGGTGCATATTGATGAATTCTTGAAATAATTGCCTCAAAAGATGCATCATCAACAAACTGGTTAAAATTACCAGGAGTTTGACCACCTTTGCCAATAGGACTCCCGCCAGGAGACCAAGCACCAGAACCAGCTCCACCTACACCACCGAAGCCTGCTGCTGTTCTGATATTTTTATTTTGATTGGCCATTATTATCTCCAAAACACTAGAAATATTGTTATCTTATTCTTGTGCCTGTATTGATTAACCTTGACTTAGGAAAAACTATAGCTATCTTTGAAAAAATTGCTTCATATGCTACAGCCGCAACTGCATCACAAATATCATCTTTATATCCTTTCAAAGATTCAATGATAAATCTATTCCCTTTCCATTTTTTTTGAAGAAATAAGAATTGAGTTTTTGCTTCTTTTATTTCTTCTAAAGGTAATACATTTCCCCTAGCGTCTGTGTAAATTCCACCAGACATATCATAAATATCAATTCTGTCTTCTCTTAACAAAGTGGCAAGTTCAGTATAGATAGTTTCTTTGTATTGTTTATTGAATGTTTTTTCTACAATTGGGATTCTCATGTTCTTTAATTTAATAACAGAAGATTGAGAGTTCCATTGGTCAATACTTACTTGCTTAAATCTAAACTTTTGATGGAGATAAAGAATATAATCTTCCACTTCCGTTTCTGACACTGGTTGATTTTTTGTTTTCGGATTCCAAAAATGAATATGGTCAATTACAACTCTTCGTAACGGCCTTCCATCCTGCCCATTAGTACCATACATTATTTCGCAGTGACCAACAGCTAAAGCATAATAGTCTGAAGTTCGTGCAGGGTCTATATGGCAAAAATAATCATAACAACTATGACCAAGTTCTAACCTTTTAACCATATTGGAAGAAGAAAACATTCTGTTGATTGAATCTTCTGTAAACATTGGGTCAGAAGATGATGCACCAAACTCAGCCCCATATTGCATTTGATATTCAGTACCATTCTTGAGTTTTTCTGACTCGAGAAAGTCTCTATCAATATTAGGATTGACAAGCCAAGTAGGACCACGCATAACTAAAGTTGATGGATCATCTAGTCTATTTTCGTGAAGGTCATAAAGTAATCCAATAGGACCTTTAGGGTTGGAAAGCATCATCATCTTTCCATCACGACCAAATGTTGCAAGAGATGGTTTTAGGTCATTATATAAATCGTAGTCAAGGCCAGAATCAGGATTATCACCAGCCATAGCAGCGATTTCGTCCATGATAACGCACCAACAAGTAAGACCGACAAGACCGGAAGCACTGCTAGAACCACATTTAAGCACTAATGAACCTGAAAATAAGTTAAGCCCAACAGCTTCTCTTCTTTCATTTTCCTTGCGGTCATTTTCTGTAAAAAACCGCATCTCCAATTCAGTATCTTTTCCTATATAAGGTTCAAAGAAAGGGGAAGCCAAGACTGTCTGTTTAATTTTAGCGAAGATGGCATTTTTAGCTTGTTCTTCATTTCTAGCTACGTTTAATAGATAAATAGAATCAAATTCCATCAAGCCATATCTAGCTTGAGGATGACCCATACAAATCAGCCTGTAAAGTTCATATAATGCAATGGTAGACACTAGGAATGATTTTCCAGAACGTCTACCAAGTACTAAAACAAGTTCCTGAAATTTAAACCTTTTATTACATTTATCTAAAATCTGTGCTCTTAATTTTGGGTCAAACTCTTCTGATTCAAACAGATCCATTTCGGTTTGAAAGTTATCAATAAATGGTCTTTGTTCAAGCTCTTCTACTTTTCTTAAAGAGTCAGGATTTGTAGCATTATTTTTTTCATTTTCATATCGTTCTTTTACGATATCTTGGTCCATACGGCTACAAGTTAAACATGGAGAATTTATCACCGAAAATGAAGCTTTATATGGTCGATTTTGCCTTGACATTTCAATCGACTTTTCTTCATTTTTCTTTACAAATTCCCACACACATCCATTACATCCAACTCTTTCTTCTTGTGGGATATCTTGGATAACTAAATCTGTATTGCCTTCTTGCCCCATGTAGAAGCATTTAAGAATAAGTCTTTGTAATGGGTAGGGTTTAAGATTACAAAAATAAGGATGTTCAATAAATTTTACAATATCAACAATTTGGTCTGGGTTGAATCTTGATTTTTCGGGTTGTAATGGAGGGGCAACTTCGGCTCTTACATTAGGTACAATTTCATCAGCAAATTCTTCAGCATATTCAGATTCTTTAAATTTTTCTTGTGCTTGATTTGCTTGCTGGATAAGTTGTAGTCTTATTTCAGCTTGTGTTAATGTGGCTTTAGAAGCGTTTTTTCTCATTAGTTATCTTGTTTAAGCTTATCTCTAAGTTTTTTCATTTCATCTCTAGTTAGCTTTTTGTCATACTCACTGTTAAATTTTTCGTGTAAATCCCATAAAATGTCAAAGATGTTGATAGCAAAAACGCCTTGATTATCTCTCCTATCTTTAAGGTCCATAATCTTTCCAATAAGTTTTTCAACCATTGCAGCACGTTTTAATTTTAAATCATTACTTTTAGAACAGTCCATACCACGAATATCATCAAGTTCAACCATTAAAGCAGTAAGAGCTAATTGATTTTCTCTAAAAATCCAGGGAGCAATTAGTTCTTCTCGTTGCTCATAGTTTTTTAAACCAGATGTGACAAGTTTCTTAAAGTCACAGTGGCTGTCCATATGAGTTGAAACTTGAGACCAGTTAAGCTTTGCATGATAATGACGCTCAAAAAACTTGATAACTGATTGAGATTTTTTACCACTTTCAAGAAAAACGTGTTCAGCCAAATTCCTTAAAGGAGAAGAACAAATTGCGCATCTAGCCTCAAAAAACTGAGGGTATTGCAAGTCCATCATTGAGTCATGAGGTAAGGGAATTACTGGATCATCAGTCTCTTTTAAATCTTTAAAATATCTTAATGCTTCTGCTGGAAGGTTCTCTTTTACTGGAATTATTGCATTAACTACTGCGTTATTTTCTTCTGCCATTTGTTAACCTTATAAAAGAAAACTAAACCCGTCGATTTCGACGGGTTTAGAAATAATTAGGTTGGAAAGATATTAGGAGCTCAAAGCTCTCTTCAATCTTTCATATGGTGAAATAGAATTAACTGCAGAAACCATATATTCATCTGCTAATCCAAATGTTGCGTAGTTACCTTGGGTAAACTTTTCAGAAGTAGATGTACCAGAGGTTAAATCAACAGTGGCCTCACCCTTTCTCATAGCAACTTTATAAACTTGCTTATTTTTGTCAGCTGTTACAATATTGCCTTTTTCTTTCTCAGCAACTAATACTGAATTCAATAATGCCTCTTCTACCCAAGGCTTAAGTTCAGTGTGCAAAGCTGTTCTAGCATTTGAGCTTGTCTTTGCAAGTTCCGCTAGTCTAATCCAGGAATCGAATTGTCTACTATCAATCTTAACAATAGCATACGGACCTGAACAAAGTTTCTTAGTAAACTCTCTTGCACTTAATTTTTCCAAGTTTCTTTCAATTGTAGGAGCGCAATCAGAATACTTAGTTGGGACTACAGCAACTTCAACCTTCTTAGCTACAGGAGTATCTACTGTATCAAAAAGCTTAGAAGCAACTCTGTTACAAAGTTCAATGTCAAAGTTTTCTACAGCTAAAAGCTCAATAACATCATTCTTTCCAAATCCGCTATCTTTGAGTTTAGAGGCCATACGACTTGCAACTAACAAAGCACCGTCTTGGCTTTGCTTTAATTCGTTACGCCAGTTATAAATGAATTCATCGTTGTTTTTATTTTCCAACATCTTTCTCCCAATTTAAAAAAAAATCACCCTAACGTGGAAAAAGCCCTCTATTTAAATTTGAGAGCTTTTTGTGAGAACATATTGATATATTGCAAAAAAGTAATCAAAATTATTCCATGGGTTATATAGGATCTTCAATTATTCCTCTTAATGTTGTCAAAGCTCTGTCAAGTCTCTTTGAAAATGAAGCTTGAGTGATGCCAATTTTTTGTGCTGCCTCTTCTTGACTCAACTCTTCAAAGAAATATAATTCCACAGCTTCTCTTTGCTTTTCATTAAGCTTCTCTAGTGCATTACCTATCATTATTTCATTAAGTATTTTGTCGAATGGGTCGTAACTACTGTGAACATCCTCATAATCTCTTTCTTCAAATTTAGACAAGAATATAGATTTGAAGTGGGCCAATAATGCGTGGTCAATTCTAGTTGATAAATAATATGAAAAATAACTTAAATCTTTGTCGTATTTTTCTACTAGCATTTTTAAAACAAAGAGCGATTCATTAATCAAATCCTCTCTGTGTGAATATAATGCTTTTTCTTTATTGCAACATCTTCTTATGGCAGACAAAATGAGTGGTTTATAAAAAGCAAATAACTCATGGAGGTATTTGTTTTGACCATCTTTTATATTATCAACTAAAGAATTTATATATACGTAATGTTCATCAATCATTTAGTAATTGTTATACGACATAGGGGCATATAACCTAGTGTTCGATAAACATAAAGCTAAATAAGGAAACACAATCTTTTCTGATAAGTTGTTACGTAAATCTATAATCGCAGCTAAAACAGAATTAATTTTAATTGATATATCTTCACTATTAACTTTTAGTTGTTGTTTAGTTATATCAAGTCTAACAGGGTTGATAGATTTTATGGGGATTTCCTTGACGATTTCTTCATAATTATTGTCTAGGTATTTCTTGATATACGGCTGTAATGAAATCTCTTCTAATATGGTTTTATTGTCATATATCTTTTGCTCTAGTAATCCAGCAACATCGAGATAGAAGAATAACTGAGAAAGAAAAATCATTAATACTGCTTGATGACCATGTGATTCATTTAAGGCATACAAACCTTTTAAAATACCCTCAGTGTTGTCAGTCATGCATTTTTCTATAAAGGCAAATATATCTTTTTCTGAGGAATGAAAATCTAACTTCTTAAGGTCATCTACTATTATTTTCTTGCAGTCTAAATCAATCAGCTTATTTAACTCATTGATTATAATTGGCAAATCGTAAACCAAGACATCTTTCTTTGATGTGCCTACTTTGACTTTAATATTAACTGTTGGGGCATTTTCATTAAGCCATTCTTGAGCAGCGTAATCTATCTGTACTTTATTACCCAAGAGCCAGTCGTTAATAAAGTTCTGAAATCTAGAGCTATATTTATTTACTTCAATGTGGCTGTAATGCATAATCCTATTGAAAGATTTAGCCTTAGAAGCAAATCCACTCCTACCATCAAGAGTGTCATTACAGCAATAAACCTGAAGACCATCTATTGTAAGCTTAGAACTATTTAAAATATCATTGATAGTTTTAAGTTGTTCAGCATTAGGATTATAAAGCTTGACTACTCTCTTGCTACCATATAAGTTGATACCCTGAAGAGTGTTTTGAAGTTTAGCCATTGAAGTAGTAGCGTCAAACTTCTCCTCAATGCAATCGTCAAATAAAACGTAAATACGGGAGATAAAATCATCCCCCGTATAGACATAAACTTTTTGCCAATTAGATTCAAGATTCTGATTCGTCTTCTTCATTTTCTTTAGCAACAATCGGTAACAAAATATGCTTAAAATTGCCTTCTGAAATGCATAATCCTGGTTTATCTTCTGCAATAATCTTAAGAGAGAATTCAAGTTCTTCTCCATCGATTTTGTTAATAACTTCAGTAAGGTCTTTGTATAGCACTTGAACTATACCATCTCCAGAAGAACTTTTCACAGCCATCTTGTTTTGAAGAGTACCACGTTCTTTATCAGATGCGGTAAATATCAATTCATTATTCTTTAACTGAATATTGATGAATGAGTTTTTCACCAATAAACCAGAAAGCCTTATTGTTTCTTTAAATTCATTTTTATTGACAGTAAAAGTGGCTTCATCATTAATCTCAAAGAATCCATTTAAGTTTGGATATGCTTTTTTATCAATCTGTACCAAAGACATAATAAGCTTGGTTTTCCCCCAAGTTACCATCATATGTCTTTGACCAGCTTGAAACTCTATATCTGTATCTTCAAGTAATCCAATCAAGATGTCTGCAGTCTCTTTAGGAATGAAAAATGTTTCATAATCAGCTTCTTCATTTCCAACCTTAACTTTGTATCTTGATATTCTGCGGTCATCAAAAGAATAAGCAGTAAGATAATTTGAACTGAAACTTAAGGAAACAGCATTAATCATAGAGTCTTTTGATGCGGAAAAGGCTGTATGATTTAAAGCTTGCCATAACAGTTTTGATTTAATAGTAAAGTTTGTCGGCTTAGGGAGAAAGTTTAATGAAATAAAATCACTTCCATCATTAGCCAGAACAACACATTTAGTAGCTTTATCCCCCAGATGAACCACAGCGTTATCTGGAGAATAAACCATATTTAATGTTGAGCCTGGATAAATACTAACAAAATCAGATGTCAGATTAGCTTCGCAAGAAAAAGTCTCAAAATCTTCTTCTAGTTGTATTTCAGTGTTAATGATTTGTTGACAGTAATCATTAATTGTCTGGATATGCAAAAGTCCATCTTCTTTAAAAAAGTTAAACTCAGCGTCTGCAGTACCTTTGAGGGAAGTATTACAAGTAAGCTTGGCCTTCTTAAAAATTCTATTTGCTTTAAATGTATCTATGGATATTTTCAATGTAGCTGTCCTTGGAATTCAATTTCAATACCTGGATTATATCGTGTAAAATGATTAATAATCTTGAGCATAAATGTACCTTCGTCAGAACAAACATTCAAAATATTGTCCTGATAAAAGTTCCAACCATCTTGAATTTGATCAAGAACGTCCATTTTATTAACAATGAGTTTTGTAACACCATTCATTTGGCAAGCGGTATTTACTTCATCAATATTTAACCAGTCTATTTGTCTTGGCCGTCCTGTTGTAGCACCGAACTCTTGACCAATCTCACGCAGCTGTTCAAATCTCTCGTCGTCTTTTTGGTATCCTTTAGCTCCAACATAGGTAGAATAACACTTGATAACCCCGACAGCATCCCGTACTTGCTTAAAATTGAAACCATTGTTTAATACTGCTCCTACTCCTGTATTTGAAGAAGTGACGAAAGGATAATCACCAAAGTCAATATCAAGCCAATAGCCTTGAGCACCTTCAGCTAAAAATTTCTTTGGGGAAGAATGAATAAGACTATGCATATCAACAAGATATGGAGCTAATTCTGGAACATCTTTGGCACGAAGACCTGTGCGACCAACTTTGTCTTTATAACAAGGGCCATTTCCAGTGCGAGTTGTTCCAATCTTTGTATCTTTGGAATCTTCGTCAATATGTTCTTGAGTAATTATATGAGCGTTTTCTGCAATCTTTAAAAGCGTTGTGTCAAATCCAAATCCTTCAAGATACGCAAGTTCGTCAAATAACTTTTGCGTATTGATAACACAACCATTACCAATGACACTAGGGATGCCATGCAGAATACCACAAGGAACCAAATGTGTAACAATTTTCTCTCCATTGAGGTAAATTGTATGACCTGCATTTCCACCTCCATTGAAGCGAAACACATAATCATAATCACCTGACGCAGCCATTTGATTGGCTATTTTACCCTTGCCTTCATCGCCATATTGCATGCCGATCACAACGTCAACAACTGAAGTTTCCATAAATATATTCTACTTCATCGTAGAAATATACGCAACTATACTTCAGGCTTAGGTTCGGGCTTTTCTTCTGATTTCTGACGAATTAAAATGGTCTCCTGCATAGAGTATTGAACATAAACTTCGCTTGCTTTTTTACGTATTCTAGTAAGCGCATTGTCAACACATTTTGAAGGAACATTTAAAGCCATTGATATTTCTTTATATGAAGAGTTAAATCCATATTCAACAAAAATATCTTCTTCTAAATCTGTAAGTTTGTCTTTTAATAATAAAGAAGCTTGCTCATATTCTTCTCTAATTATGATGTCTCCCACTAAGTCTGTTTCTGGAGATTCATCAAAAGGATTTAGTCTATCAGGAATAAAATCTGCTAATGTTTGTAAATTTCCATCATCACCTAAAACAATTGGAGCGTCAAGGGAAACAGAATCATTTAATATAGAGTTCTTCATTCTTTTGGCTGAAGAAATTGCTGTGGCTAAATGACGCTTACAAACTAGATTGACACAGAAGTTTTTAAATGTTGTGTCTTTGGTTGGATCATATGAGTTTACAGCTTTTACAACGCCTAATCTAAGCTCTTGTAAAACATCTTCTCTATCTCCACCTAAAATGAAAAAATGGGAGGCAATTTTCTTTAAGTCAGGCTCTACCATTTTAAGAAGCTGGTTAAAAGATTTAGCGTCCCCACTTTTAGCTTTTTGTACTATTCTTACAATTTTTACATCTTCAGCAGCCATATATTTCCCTCACGGCCACTGTCAATGTTAAATTAATTCGCTATTCTTTTTTAGAAGCGTACCAATCAATAATTCTTAAGATTCCAGTTTGTACCACTAGATCTTCAGAAACGTTTTGCCGTATCTTACTTAATATTAGTAAAAGATGTTCTGCAGTTTCTAGCACTAAGGTTGGTTTTATTTGTCTTAAAAACTCTAACTCAATATCTCTTTCTTCCTCGGAAGTCTTCAATAACTTATAAGACAAACTATCCATTAAGTTTCTTGCCATTTCTTCTATAAGAGCAGGGAAATCTCTACCCTCCAAATGACAAGACTCTAGAATCCTATATGCTTTTCCTCTATTTACATCATATATACTTTTTAGCAATTCAATAGAAAGATGCCTTGGACTTCTGCCTAATACATTGCGAACATTTTCTTCTGTTGCACCCAATGTACTAACTTGTTCCAAAAGACTTAAAGCTGTACGAACACTACCTTTGCATTCTTCAACTATAAGATCTAAAGCATTACTTTCATATGCAATCACTTCTTCTTTTACAATTTTTTTAAGTATTTGTTTGCAGTTGTTAGCATTTACTCTCTTTAAATGAAATAATTGGCAACGAGTTTTAATTGCAGGAAGTACTTTATTTGGTTCTGTGGTGCAAAAAAAGAATATGATATGGGCTGGTGGCTCTTCGACAATTTTTAAAAGAGAGTTTTGTGCTTGTGTAGTAAGCATGTGACATTCATCTAAAATAAATATTCTATACTTTCCAAAAGCTGGCATTAATCTTAGCTTTTCTGCAATATTTTCACGAATATTATCAACACCATTATTTACAGCACAGTTAACTTCTATCAAATCTCTATGCTTATCATTTGAAATCATTAAAGAAGATTTACTATTTATGTCAGGTTCAGCTTCTCCATCTTTTCTGTTTTCACAAAGAAGAGACATAGCCATTAAACGAGCTAGAGAAGTTTTACCTGTACCTGGAGGGCCTGAAAACAAATAGGCATGCTGAACCCTGTCTCTCATAATTTGAGATTTTAAAACTTCTACAGTGAAGTCTCCTGAAAAATCTGAGAACTGCTTTGGCCGATATTTGTTATAGAAACTCATTCGTCTTCTGAATCCTTTGGCAGGGGTATTGGTATTGGTTCTTTACTGTCTAATAATGAAGGAAGTATACTCTGGCTCATATAGTTTGCGCCATAGTTATTCTTAATCATATATTCAAGAATAAATGAATAGTCTTGCACATCAATCTGTCTTATAGTACCATCCATAGAGGGAGCTAATGAAAATAAAGCTCTGAACAATGCCCATTCTTTATGTGGCTTCGATAATTCTGCCCAAGCTTCATCATATACTCCAAGGCAATATATTTTCTTGTCTTGTATTTCACCTAATAGCAAATCTCTGACCCATTTTTGAGATAAACCATTTAAAACGATAACTGGTCCCTTTTTAGGTTTTTCGCCCACCATCTCGACAAAATAAATCTGCTCTAAGTCAACATATCCAATATAAACATAATATCGTTCTTTAAGCTTTTCTGCTAAAGTTTTAAGCTCTGACGATTCTAAATAAACTACATTCTTCATAAGTGTTTTTGTACGATAAATGGTAAAATGCTTCTATGGAAACTAATTTTATAGCTCTTGATCTTGAGCTAAATAACAATGAGGAAAATAGTCTTACTGAAAGAAAAATCATACAAGTTGGAATCGCTATTGGAAACATAAACCAAAAGCAAAGTGAGTATTACACTGAAAAGTGGTTTATTGATCCTCATGAACCTATTTATCCATTCATAACAAATCTGACTGGAATAACTGACGATGACGTCTTAAACAACTCAGTATCGCACCAAGAAGTAGCAAATGGAATATCAGAGCTTATTGAATC